GCCATATATCTTCCTTTAATGTGCAACGATTAATATAATCTGTTGTTCCGTTAATCTTATCGAATTGTCTTTGCGTTACTTCAACTTTTCCATCTATCGACCTACGTAACGGTGAATTTTGGTCTGAGGAACCTGCTGTATACTCATAAATACTGCGTTTTTCATGTTGTGTAGCTTCTTTCCAAACACGTTCCGCTTGCGGTCTTAAATAATTATCAGCTTTTTCCTGTGTTCTCGCCCAAAAAGCCTCATCTTTTCTTTCCTGTGTATAAGCATCTTCTGTAAAATGTCCTGTTCCTGCGAACTCTTTTTTTGCCGCTTTGGCTTTCGTCTTTGCTTTTGATGTACTTACCTTCGGCTGATTTGCCATTATGACTCTGCTTGCTTTTTCTTCCGCTATCTGTACCTCGTGCAATGTATTATCGACCACGATGGATTTATCAAATTTATTCAATATCCCATTCTTGCCTTTGTAGCCTTCTAATTCCACAGTCATACTGCATCTGCAATTGTAAACCTCGGCAGGGTCTCCGTCAGGGTCAGCAGGATACATTAGGTTTTCAAGAAATTCTTCATCAAGCTTTACAGCAACTCCGTCAAGTGCAAGATGGCTTTCCCTTGTTCTTCCATCGGGAGTAGCCATCCATACTTTTTTCATTACAAGTCCTTCTTTTTCAAGTTCCTTGTAGCTGTCCAACCGTCCTGCGTTTTCTGCTCCTGTCACCATTGTTCTTGCATTTCGGATTGCCGCCACTTTATTGTTATCAACAATCGGATAAATCCTGTCAGCTATCTTCTGCATTGATTCGCCTTGCAGTATCCCTTGCAATACAGAACTGTTCAGCTTTTTCGTATTCCATCGCTTGTCTTTTATCTTATCAAGCCTTTTATATGGCAGTTTTATATCGCCCTCTTTGATTCGTTTTGCTACTGTGTGTTCGTCCACAATGTCAAATCTGATTCCCAAATTATCTGCATCGAATTGAACGTTATTATAATTCACACGGTAAACGCTCGGCATTTGGTCGTTAAGATATGCTATCGCCGTTTGATTGACGTTTGCAAGTTCATTGGTAAAGTTATTGACCATCCTCTGATACTCTTTGTTTTTGAGTAATTGCTTATCTAATGCTTTAGTATAAGCATCACTTGCAATAGCCGCCTGTGTCCAATTGCCCGTTTTCTCCGCTTTGGCAAATTCCTTTTTAAAAGCTTTTTCTGCGGACTTGACTTTCTTTTCAGATTCCTTCATGTAAGCTTTCCACTTCTTTGTGGTTTCCTTTTCGGCTTGCTTGTAGGTTTTCTCTATCTTCTTTTCCATCTTTTCAAGTTCTTTGTCAGTCCATTGTCTTGCTTTATCTGCCATACCCTTTACCGATACAGTCTGTCGACCGCCTTTTCATAATCGCTCTTAACCTTTGATTTACTGCTTTTTATTTCGCTCTTGATTTTCTGTGTATCTCTTGCGGATGCACTATCAATACTGCCTTTTACGAGATTTAATTGACCTTTAATCGCATCAATAGTATTGTTAAGCTGTTCCTTAAATTCCGCTTTCTGTTCAGGAGTCATATTTTTCAGCTTTGCACGTATTTGCTGAATTTGCTGTTTGGCTTTATTGGAAAACTCCTCTTTCTGTCTTTTTTTACTTGCCGATACCTGCGACAATCTATCCTTCTGCGATTGCGTCAGACTTGCTAATTGGCTTTTCTTCTGCGACTGCAATTGAGCCTTTGCATACTGTATCTGTTCCTTCTGCGACTGGCTCATGCCCTTTGTGCTTCTTCGCCCTTTTAGCTTCTTGTGCTGTTCGTAATACTCGTGTGCTTTTACAGGGTCGTAATTTGGATTCTTGTATGCCATATCACACCTCGTTAAGTAAATCTTCCAACATTCCTATTACTTCATCGCCAAAATCCTGCATATCGGTTTCTTTTTCCTCATCAGAAACTAATTGATATCTGTCTGATTCCTCTGACATTGTTCGGTCAAGTATCTCGTCTATCTCATCAATATTAAGAAATGGCAAATGCTTTAATATAGTTTCGTCATCAAGGTACTGCGCCGCCTGTAATACCATCTGTGTATCTTCGGTCATGTTTACAATCTGTGACCGCTTGAATGTCGGAGCGTCTTCTATTCCTGCTAATTCTAATAAGTGATATATAAAGTCTGTAACCTGTGCTTCAAAATCGTCACACTTCAACGAGAGATTTTCATAAGCCGCTCTGATTGCCGTTGCTGTAACCGAGCCTGCTGAAATCTTATCAGTATCAAGTGCCATTGCGTCACGGTATAAGCTATCCCTTAATTCATTAAGCATCTGCATTCTTGCTTCGTGCGGTACGTCTGTTGTATGTGCTTCTACCTGTCCGTCAGGTTCATCAAGTGCCGCACCATGCAAGGTTCTCAATCTCTCGAGAAACTTAACCATGTCAAGGTCATCCATACCACCTGCTGAATGCAGAATCCAGTATATCTGTGCCGCATCCTCAAGGTCGTTGGCAAAACCGCTTTCGATTAAGTCATAGCCATCTATCTTTTCTCTCAGACCCGTAAGTTCGCTCTGATGCTCCTCATTCGCCCATAGCGGAACTATTGGGAATGCAGGGTAATTCTCCCCATCTATAATTTCTGTACCGTCAAATTCGGTTGTCTGTGTTATCTGCTTGTACGAAGTAAGCTGTTTAAGAACTGTACTTTCGCCATCTTTCCACATATACTCGATAAATCCGTTTTCAAGATATAATGTTGCTCTTAACGGTTTACTGTTATCTATCTGCCAAAAACGTATTCCTGCCCTTAATGCTCCGTTCTCTTCATCAAATAACGGAACAAACTCAAGCAATGAAAAAACGTCTACATGGTCTAAATTAAAAAAGCCAAAAGCGACCGAACCCCATAGAGCCGCCTTTGCCAATCGGATTAATTCGTTATCAAATTTGTCACCGCCAAACCTTTCCTTCGTTCCGTCATTGTTGAACGTAACGCCGTTTCCTAACAGATGCGATATTTCCTGCTTTATGAACAACTGGAAAAACCCGTTTGAGAACTTATAGTTCGCTGAATAATTGTCAGGTACTGCTTCTCCTGCTACTGTATATAACAGCTTCTGATACTCATTAATTGTTCGGTTCTTTTTGCGGTAATAATCGTATGCTATTTCTGCCGTCTTATATTCTTCTGTTAGTTTATGGTCGGTTATCAAAGACCTAACATACTCTTGTAAATCGTTCTTGTCCAAATGTGCCTGTAAATCTTGAAACGTATTCATCTCTGTTCTTTCCTTCCGTAAATTATCGGCGTGTATTCTCTTTTATTCAGTTTCGGATACAATAATCTTGCTATACAAGCCGCACTATCAGGTGCATCGTCATGTTCCGCATTCTCGTTGTAATCGCATATCTGTTCTATATATTCTGCATCTGTTCCTTCTACGAACACAACGTGTTTCCATGCAGATTTCAGCCATGTAGCAATCTTGATAAATTTGTTCATGCTTTCGTCATAAGGAACAGTTCTCATTCCCATATTCTTTAAATCTCTTGCTACCATTCCTTTATCTGCATTGCGTTCCATGTAAAGTCTACCACACATAAGGTTGTTGTACAATTCACTAATTTGCGGATAACACTCTTCAACGTGTTTACGCCACATCCTGCCGTACATATAAATTTTCCCGTCATGAATTTTAGCAATCGTAAGTGCTGTATAGTCCTCTCCATAAAAAGCACTATCAACGTGCATTATTCCATCACGAACTAATTCTATATTTGCCCCCATTACTGGGTCTGTAAATATAATGTCATCCGAAGCAATGTGCCTTAATTCGTAGTTTGCCGCAAACAAAGACGGAATCATGCTTTCCTTTATGTTTGCTAATTCCTTCTCCGTTATTATCTGCTTAATGTCCTCGTGATAACAATTGAATTTTTTTGCTTCGGGCATTATTGAAAAACAATCATCTTTATGCCACGGAGTTCCTGTGTTGAATATCTTACCGCCACGATTCTTTACGTTTTGCAATTCCTGATAAACTATCTTTGTCCGCTCACGTTCAGCTTGTGAAATTCGGTCATTGACATTTACTATATCGTCAGTAAATATCCTGTCAAAATGTTTACCCGTCAAGGAAGAACCGATACCAGTTCCAACCAACTGTGATGTTCCTTTTATATCTGTTGTCAAGTTAGTCTTTATTTCAGTTGCAGATTGAACGTCCATTCTTAAATTAACGCCGTATATCACCTGAACGAAATATTGCGTGTGAGCATCAAGTAGAATGTTTTGTACCTGCTTTACAACTTCTTTAACATCCGTATCTGTTTTACGCATGAACATGGTTCGGTAGTTCGGCAATAAAATAATTGACAGCGATAAAGCAAAAGAAACGCACGTCGTCTTGTACGTTCCTCTGCTTGATTGCAAGGTTTCGTCTTCTTTACCTCGCACCATATCTATAATCCAATCATTCTGAAAATCCTTCAGCTTATCAAAGCCAAGC